AGATGATCGCTTACTACCTCCAGCGTCACGGCCGCTCGATTCCGCACGCGATGAAGCGTGGCATTGCCGACGCCATCACCGGAATCAGAACCGGACGAGACCCGCTGTACTCCGAGTACAGCGTGCTGAAGTACGACACCCCTTCGCACGGACTGCGGTTCGGGGATGTGGTGGAGCTGGTGTGCCCGGCAACGGTGCATCCATCGATCCGTGGAACGGATCAGGGAAACCTGATCAAGCACGTCATCGATAGACGTCACGGCCGCGACGAGATTCCCGAAGCTTTCGACATGCTCACTGACAACGCGCAGATTCGCGCCCACGCGGCGCGGTACCCCGAGACCCTGCTCGACGTCGAACGACTGTCGGCGGCGGGGTTCACGTGGGAAGACGCGCTATCGCTCGGCGGGTCGAAGCTCGACAAGCGACGACTGTGGGAATCGCTGATCGATGCCGATGCGCTCGGTTACATGGCGTTGTTGCGTAACCTGCGGGCGTTCGATGAGGCGGGCATCTCGAACTACCACGCGGCCAAGGTGGCATCGGTCTTGAGAAACTCTCACCGCGTGCGGAAGTCGCGACAACTGCCGTTCCGGTTCTTCACCGCTGCCAAGGAAGCGACCGCTCCGCGCTGGGCTCACGCGCTCGAACAGGCGTTGAACACTTCCACGGAGAACATTCCGGAGTTGCCGGGACGAACGCTAGTCCTAGTGGACACGTCGGGGTCGATGCAGTGGACGAAGCTGTCATCGCGTTCGGGGGTCAGCCTGGTCGACACGGCGTCACTGTTTGGCGTCGCGCTGTCGATGCACGCTGCCGAGGTGGATCTGTACGGGTTCGCAGACAGCGTGTTCAAGGTGCGAGTGTCGAAGGGAGGTTCGGTGCTCCGTCAGACGGAGCAGATGGCGGCCCGCGTGGGCACGGCAGGGAACGGTACGCGGATTGCGGAGAGCCTGAAGCGGACGTTCCGAGGACACGACCGAGTCGTGATCTTCACGGACATGCAGACGATGCCGAACGACGGCGAAATGCCGTACTACGCATACCACGTGGGGAACGTGAGCACAGCGGTACCGCCCAATGTGCCGATCTACGCATGGAACCTCGCAGGCTACAAGGCGTCGATGCTTGCGACCGGATCGGACAACCGGCACGAGTTCGGCGGGTTCTCTGACTCGGCGTTTTCGCTCATGCAGACCATTGAGGCTGGACGAGACGCGCGCTGGCCTTGGGAAGCATCGAAGGGGCAGACATGGGCTGGCTCATGAACGGTGATCCGACGAACGGACACAGCGGACGCGGACCAGGACGGCCCGCAGGCAGCAAGGACAAGCCGAAGGAGTCCCCGAAGGGTAAGCCGAAGCCGAATAAGAGATGACACGAGGGCCGATCCTCCGGGGTCGGCCCTTCGTGCTACTCTGACGTAATTCGACAACCGACGAAAGGATAAAACCATGAAGTGTGGAAGCTGCTCCCCGCTGTGCCCGACCTGCAACCCGCGTCCGAACGGCGGAGGGAAGTGAGGCACTACGGTACCGGGTGGTTCTGGCAGCAGTACGACCACAATCACGCGGCGCTTGTGCCGCTCTCGACGGGAGCTGAGATTGCAGTGTGCTCTGAGCCGTAAACTACGGAGACGAGAGGGGACTGCATGACGTACTACTACACCCGACCAGGCTGGAATGTCGAAACCACCCACCCGATCGAGCCAGGAGAAGACGGGCCCGTGTGCGAGGTATGCGCATCGCTCGTAGCGCCTACGATGGCGTTTGCGGAAGCACAAGGTTCGACGGCTCATGGTCACATGGAGCCGGAAGGCGACGGCACGTCGCACCTGATCGTTGTGCGACGACCTGTTAACGATGAGTGAAAGCCGGTCCCTCCGGGGACCGGCTTTTTCGTCCCCATGATGAGATCCTACAAAAATTATCTTGATTATTTGTATAATAGTTCATGGACGAGCACTCCGAGCCGACATAAGCTTGAGGCACACAACGACGAGACGATAGGACGAAATGATGAGCGAGTTCAAGATTCACAAGACCACCGGCGGCGTGATCCACTCCGGTTCCTGGAGGGGGAACGAGGCGGACCCGAAGACCAGCAAGTACGGGTACTTTACCCCGTCGTGCGGCTCCGGCGTCGTCTACGCGATGAGCTCGCTTCGCAACATCGCTGGATTCCGCGAAGCGAAGGCGGACGCCGAAGTGACTTGCAAACGCTGCTTGAAGCTCATCGCGAAGCAAACGCAGGAAAGAGCCATCGAGCAGCGTCGAGCCGAAGCGCGAGCGTCGATTGCAGCCACGCGCAGGAAGACCAGCGACGCCAAGTCCAAGCCTGCCAAGCGACACACGTTCGAGTACAGCGCCACGCAGGGTGTGATCATCGCGGCGGCGCTGCGTAAGCAGGCCGCTGAAGAAGAGTTGCAGGCGAACATTTACGAGCAGAACGGCACCGGATACGAAGACCAGGCGCGTACCGCTCGGAACCGGGCGAAGATGCTGATGGAAGCTGCCGACGAGATGCACTCGACCGTGCAGAACGCGCTGCGCCAGGAAAACCCCATGCACAAGCGGATTCAGGATGCGATCGGGCTCTACTGGTAGGAAAGACCCCGGGGCCGAACCCAGCCCCGGGCTCTGATAAAATTTTATAGAACACGACGAACGACGAAAGACGAGACATGACGCAGACTACGCAGGGAACCAGCCTGGAGCTTGCCCGGGACATGGCGCTGACTGAGATGCGTAACCACGGGATCACCGGGTGGAGTTTCAAGTTCGACAACGCCAAACGTCGGTGCGGAAGCACGCAGTACGGAAAGAAGACGATCACGCTCTCACGGCCGTACGTGCTGATAAACTCCGAGGAAGAAGTGCTCGAAACGATCTTGCACGAAATCGCGCACGTCATCGCCGGTCCCGGAGCCGGGCACGGGCCGCAGTGGCGGAAGGCGGCGCGAGCCGTGGGTGCAAGACCTGTTGGATATGCCGGGCCAGAAGTCAACCTTCCCAAGCCCAAATGGCGGCTTGTGTGTGCGAACAGCCACGTCATCGGCCACCGGCACCGCCGCAGCAAGTCGATGACCGATTCCTACACGTGCCGGTGCGGCGGGGCCCTCAAGTATATTTTGAATGAATAGGCACCCCCGGTTATGCTCCTCTGCGGACCATGATATTATATAAATCAGAACGACGACAACGACGAAAGGACCGATATGCTTCCCGGACAGAAGAACGAGAAGATGAAGAGCGTCAAGGACGTCAACGGCAAGGAGATCAAGGTTGGCGACAAGGTCCGCCACACTGCGTACGGTCGAGACGCGGTCGTTACCAGCACGCACATGGCTTCGATCGGCTCCGTTCGGTTCCCCGAAATCTCGATCGATCAGCCGGGCGGCCCGTGGGCTCCCGACAAGGTTCGTAAGCTCTAACGCTTGCCCGTGGGGATCACTGCGTTACGGGGGCAGTGATCCCTCTCGGGGAACGTTAGATATACGATAAAAGGACGTCAAATGGCTAAGAAGCGGACCGTGGTCTCTGTGACCTTGAAGTTCAGCGTCGACCCGGACACGTGGGGGAACGAGTACGGGTTGGATGAGGAACAGCAGCTCCAAGACCTGAAGCACTACTTGCCAGAACTGGTGAAGAGCCACGTCGAAGGGATGCCGCACGTGAAGCTCGGAATCGTCGACCTGGTGACTCGGAGTGGGCAGTGAGCCTCTGGCAGCATCTCGCGGTCGCGTGCATCGCGCTCGCTGGAATTTTCCTCATAGCTGCTGTGCTTGGCCTTGCGGTTAGCTAGAGCTTGCCTGCGATACTCGGGCTTCGGTCCGAGTATCCAGGGGAGGCGCTACCTCCGATCAACCGACGAAAGGACGACACGATTTACACACAAGGTGATCGACGGCGTGGTTCACGTCGGGTCGATCATGGACAACACTAGGGTGACTCTCGACTACTGGGAGCGGATAGAGGTCAGACCATGACCGACGACTACGACGAAGAGTACGGAGCAGCTTGCGAGCGATGCGGGTGCCCGGTGAGCAGCGCGAAAGCGCTGGAAGACCACCTACGACGCTGCGAGCGCAGGAAGAGGCGCAGGTGAGAAGGCACCGGAAAACAGGTCAGAACTCGCTGAAACAGCGCGGGATCACTCCAGGCAAGATCACGAAAGGCAACCGCCACGGGCAGGCGTCCGGAGGATGGACACCGTTCGGTACCAGCAGCGTCGAGACGAAGCGGATGGCACCGGTCGATGACGTTGAGTATGACGCCTACGACCGGGCGCGGGGCCGCTGGTTCACGAATCGCAGAAAGGACTGAAATGAGCAGGAATCGTACATTCATCGTCTGCTATCAGATCGGTATCGACCGAGGTTACTCGATTCGAAACACTGACGTGACCTTCTCGGGACCGCTCACCACGGCACGCGTGAATGAGATTAGCGACATACTTGCAGCCAAGAACGGTACGAATAGCGGCAACCTCGTAATCATGAACATGTTCGAGCTGGAAGAGCCCGACGACCAGGAAACATAGAAGCAGGCACCCCGACCCCGGTAGGGTCGGGGTGTTGTGCTATTATTTTAATCAACAGAAGACGGACGACAGGACGAATAGAAACATACGAAATGGTGTACCAAGCGATCCCGTGAGCGCTGTCGGTCAACATGATTGCGCTGAGCTGGATCGCAGATGCGGTAGCTGAAGCGAAAACCGCTGCGTTACACTCCAGAACGAGACGAAAGGACAAGCGATGAAACTGAACTGGGTAACCGACCCGTCACAGCAGCACATTCGACGCGCTACGACCGCTGCGTACCAATACACGCTGTTCCACCTGACGGATGGACGAGCACGTGTCGAGATCAAGCACCGGGGAGACCGAGCCAGCGCGACTCCGATCAAGCGATTCGATTACAAAACGGTCACAGGCGCGGAAGCCGCCGCATCGCGGTTCGAGCAGAAGCACGGCTACCGAGACCCTGCACACCACGCCCCGGCGGAGGTGACACCGTTTCTCAAGCCGCTGCCGTCAACCGTGCGGGCGCTGGTAGACGAATCGAGAAGGAAGATGCGTGCCGCATCGTTGGCGTTCCGCGTCTCGAAGTCCGAGGCTACGAAACAGCGGTACGAGCAGTACGACCGAGAATACGTCGAGCTGTGCGCTGCGCTGCTGTGCTGCACAGAGCACGCCTGTTTCAACCGGACCGAGGTTGGCACCGACCAGTGCGCGGCTCACGGAAACAACAACGAGAACGAGGAGAACTGACATGGGGAAATCACGGATCATTGGGTCGCGCCCGACGCCGAAGGACCCGGAGACCGAACGCGTACGCCACACCCTACAGAACCCGTTCGGGAAGAAGTACGGCCCGAACTCGGGGAAGGACGGCGGAAAGAAGTGATCATCCCTGATCATCACATCCGCAAGGCTCAAGCTGATCTGAACATCATCGAACCGTTCGTGTCTGAGCACGTGCAGCCTGCGAGCGTTGACCTGACGCTCAGCGAGGATGTGCAGCTCTTCGGACAGCCGGATCAGGCTCAGGAGGCCGGTCTTCCGCTCCGACAGCCTCAATCGGGAACGATCGGTCAGGGGGTGATCTTGCCGGGTCAGTTCCTCCTAGGAAGCACACGGGAGAAGATCACGATGCCTGCGGACATGGTGGGTCAGATCAACGGACGATCCTCGTGGGCACGGCTCGGACTGATAGTCGAGAACGCTGGATTCATCGATCCCGGCTTTTCCGGAACGATCACGCTGGAGCTGAAGAACGTCGGGCACAGGCCGATCAAGATTCGCGCCGGTGACCGAATCTGTCAGCTTGTGCTGAGCCGCATGGCCGGACGAGCTGAACAACCCTACGGTTCCCCCGGGCTCGGCAGTTCCTACCAAGGGCAGGAAGGGCCCACACTCAGCGCGATCGACAGAGCATAGCTGTTTAGCTGGGAAAACACTGAATAAAGAAATCAGGAGGGACCCCCTTGCGGGGTCCCTCTGGCGTATGCTAAATTTATTTCATCGCAAGACGACGACAGACGATAGGACGAACGATGACCAACTTTTCGCAGACCATCAATCCCGAAGAGACCGACAGCATGGCGGAAGAGCTTTCCGGGATGACCGTGAAAGAGCTGCGCAGCATCGCCAGGGAAATCGCAAAGGCGAACAACGGGGTCGAAATCCGTGGTTACACGGCCATGCGGAAGGCCGAGTTGGTCTCGCTGCTGACCGGGACAATCGACGACGTTCGGTACTTCACCAGCCTGGAGCTGGAGAGGATCGAGCGCAACGCCGAAGAGGCGGAGCTGACCGAGATCAAGGCGGAGATCGAAGCCGAAGCCGCGTACATCGAAGAGGGCGTGGAGCGCGACGAGTCGGCCACCGACCCGGAACTCAAGTCCGTGACCATCAACCGCACGGACGGGAAGAGCGCGCACGGCATTCTCAACGATGGCACGCACGAGCGGCACGGTTCGATCAAGCGAGAGGGTCGGTTCTGGGTGCTCCGAGACCTGACGGACGGACAGCTCACTCAGGTCAAGGCCACCACGTTCAACAAGCTCGCGAAGCGCTGGGCGTGCAATGTCGGCGTCTGGGCGGAAGACATCCAAGTGCTCCGCTGAGGTTCAGGGGGCAGAGTTAGGGCTCTGCCCCCGCCTGAGAGAATGGAAGAGAATACATGGTCGAACCGATGGCCGCAGTGATAGCAGTGGCAATAGCATCGACAGGGATGGCCCCGCTTGCTGCGGTATATATCGGCAGCAACATGCACGAGCCTCCGCAGACCGGAGGCCCGGCACCGGAATGCATCGATGATGACGACGACACGACAACCCTCATCCGCATCACTGACAACGAACACTAGAACACACGAAAGGATACGAAATGCCTAGGCTCATCCCCGTTTACGAAGATAACGACCTGCTCACTGCTGACCAGGCTGCTGACCACTTCGGGTACTCTCGGGACTACTTCCGGTCCATGCTCCAGATCAACGACAAGTCAGCGGACGCGAAGCTCATCCGACTTAAGATCGAGACGGACGAGACGTGGAGGAAGGCCAATCGGAGCCGAGCGAAGCACGTCTTCAACTTCGGAGAGCTGCGCGACTGGTACAAAAAGAAGCAGCGACGACCCGAGGTGCGAGCCAAGAAGTGGGCACGGCGGCACACGCCGAGCCCTCTTGTCTAGAGCGCAGTGAACGGCCGCCTTCGGGCGGCCGTTTTCGTATACTGATCTCATGTCCACGACTCCGAACCTTGCCGACGAGATCATAGCGGCGCTCGACGATGCTGAGCGTTCGAAAATCGATTACACGGCCGATCCGGTTCGGTGGGCTACAGAGGAAGCGGATGTTCACCTGTGGTCGAAACAGCGTGAGGTCATTGAAAGCGTCCGAGACAACAGCCGAACCGCAGTGCACTCATGCCACAACGTCGGCAAGACTTTCACGGCTGCTGTGACGGCGGCGTGGTGGATCGCATCGCATAAGCCCGGAGAGGCATTCGTTCTGTCAACCGCGCCCACTGCTCCGCAGGTAAAGGCGCTGCTCTGGCGTGAGATCGGACGACTGCACGGCAAGGCTAACCTGTTCGGGCGCGTGAACTTGACAGAGTGGTACATCCCGAACGAAGCGGGCGGGGAAGAGCTTGTGGCCTTCGGACGGACCACGTCGAAGGACAATGAGGCGGCGTTCCAGGGTGTGCACTCCAAGTACGTACTTGTGATTCTTGATGAGGCGTCTGGCGTCGATACAAAAATCTGGGAAGCCGCCGAATCGATCGCATCGAACCGGCTTTCGCGTATCCTCGCGATCGGGAACCCTGACCTTCCGCACTCGCCTCTTGCGACGGCGTGCAAGGTCGACAGTCCGTACAACGTCATCCACATTGGTATTGAGCACGCTCCGGCAGTGACCGGTGAGTCGGTGCCTGATGAGCTGCTGGACTATTTGATCTCTCCCGAGTGGGCAGAGGATCGCCGTACGGAGTGGGGCGAAGAGTCAGCGCTCTACCAGGCGAAAGTTTTGGGGCAGTTTCCAACCGGCGCAGCGGACCCGTGGCGCGTGATCTCGGAGGTACACGCCGCTGCTTGCCGGTACATTGAGCCTGCCTATGACGCCGACGCCGTCCGCGTTGGAGGACTCGACGTCGGTGCCGGAGGGGACCGAACGGTACTGGTCGAGCGTGTGAATGACGCCGTAGGGCGAATCGAAACGTTCACTGAACGTGACCCGGAAGCAGCAGCCGAACAGCTCTCTCAGGTGATTCGGCGTTGGGGACTGACGCGCGTCAACGTTGACACGATCGGTGTCGGGTGGGGTCTCGCCGGACTGTTGCGCAAGACGCTCAAATCAGACGGTGTTGCGATCGAAGGCGTGAACTTCGCACGGAAGTCGAACTTTCCGAAACGCTTCGTGAACATTCGAGCGGAAGCCTGGTGGCACGGTCGCGAGTTGTCGCGGGACCGCGCATGGTCGCTCGCGAAGCTGGATGACGACGCTATTGCAGAGTTGACGATGCCGCGATATGTCGAGAAAAACGGACGTATCCTGGTCGAACCGAAAGAGGATGTCAAGGAGCGCCTAGGGCGGTCGCCTGACATTGCTGACGCCGTGCTGCTCTCGTTCTTCGATGGAATCTGGGTTCCGCCGGTCACGGACTCGCGAGACGCGTTCAATGCTGCCGACCTCACCAGCGGCTCCAGGCTCGGCGTGGATTCCATCTTCCCGAACTCGTTCATCCCCGGAATGCCTTCAGGCGTTCCCACGAAGCTCATACGGACATGAGCCCGGACCCCGAAGGGCCGGGCTCATGCCTGGTACTGCTAGTACAGCGAAATGAAGATCTCGGGAACGAGAACGCCGGGCCGGTCGGACAGCTCGACAAGTCGCGTGTTCAGGCGCTCAGCGAGGTACCGCGCCTGACGCTCCCACCAAGCGGCGAGCTTCGAGTCGGAGTGACGGGCGATGTTTCGGCGAGTGGTGGCGATGTGCAGGTCGTTGACAAGAGCGGTCATGATCTATCCTTCGTCTGTCGTCGTGCTTTCTGGGCTCAATACTAGTAGAGTTCCAGGTCATCAGCCATGCTGAATTATACAATAATGAGATAAATATTTTGTACGAAGATGACAAGGATGATCAGGATGCCGAAGGATAGGCTTGAGATCCTGATGAAAGGACGAGAGATGATCCGATGGACAGCCAAGGTCTATACCAACAACATCACTGGGATGCAGCGTCGAACTTGGCGGAAGACGATCGAAACGGATGACGGGAGCAGAGTGCACTGCGAAGTGTACGAGCTAGGCGGTGTCTACTACTGGTCCGCTAACTGCTTGATCTTCGGACGCCCCGACGTCTCCCGACTGTCGTGGGGAACCTTCGCGGTTACCCCTAGCAGTCTCGGATACGCTAAAGCACGCGCAACGACCATCGCTCATCAAGCGCTCAAATCTCCCAAGCCGGTCAATCACTGAGCAGCACCCGCCGGAACCCCGATCACTCCGTGATCGGGGTTTCGTGTTTGAACGCAGGTCCTAATTATTATGTTATATTCGCTGAATGAACGAAGAGATTGCGCGAAGCCGAGAGGGGGTCGACCGTGGCTAGTTGGAGACTGGCGAAGAGCATTCAACGACTGCGAGACGAGATCGAGTCAGTTCACCGTGGAACGACGTTCTGGACGATCGGAGACGAAGCGCACCAATCTACCTGGTCGGATCACAATCCGAGTGAGTGCTGTGACGTAGTGTGCGCGGGCGACGTTAAGGGCAATGGAGGTTTGAACCTACCTAACTTCGTAAATCACCTGATTACGAATCCCCACCCGAACTTGCGGTATGTCATCTACAACCGCAAGATCTATCAGCGTAAGAACGGATGGCGGACGGAGAACTACTCCGGACGGAATGCTCACGCCGACCACGTCCATGTGTCCGTGGGCAATGGTCCGGATGGACGGAGTACAAGCAACTACGACAGCACTGCATCGTGGGGGATCGCAGACATCAGCTCGAACCCGCCTCCCAAACCATCGGTACCTGCATCGAACTGGACTCAGGAAGTGATCATGGCGCTACCAACACTGCGCAAAGGCGCGAAGGGTGCGGACGTCGGACGTCTGCAAGGGCTTCTCGTTGC